ATGAAAGCGCCTTTGATTTTCCATTGTTCTATTTTATCGCCAACTGGTCCCAACATATAGAAATCCAAATCTTTCTTATAAAAATCTGCGTATCCACGTCTACCAGTGATTGATTCATGCCCCAATCTAACCCACTCCATTACTGATTGTGCAGCTGATGGTACAATTGGGTCATAAAGAGTAATTGTAATATCTTGCCACTCACCTTTACCTTGCAACTTTCTTTTGATGTTGATATGGTCTAAAGTGATTGTTTCAAATTGGATTGAAGGTCTTGATGCTGCCTTAACCATATACCCCGGTACACCATCCCATTCTAAGATGTAGCGGTTTTTCATTTTTGGTTCGAAGTTCGTATAGAACATCTTATTAAACTCTAATATTTCTGCCATTTTATTCCGTTTATTTTATATTAATAAATATCTACTTTTTGTTTTTCTATATTATGCTGAGAAACTTGCTCCAGTTGGTAAGATGTTGAAATCTATTACGATAAATTCCGCCGTCTTTGCCGGTTGTAAGAAAATTTGTCCAGCTAATATGTTTCTATCAATTACATCAGGTGTGTTGTTACTTTCATCCATTACAACTCTAAAAGAATAAAGACCTTGTCTTTGTTGTACAGCTTCTAAATAAGGATTAACCGTATTTAAGAATCTTGCTCTAGTTGAAGATGTATTTTGTTCGAACACTAAATAACGAGATGTAGATGCTACAAACTTCTTAAGAACGATAAGTAATCTTCTAACATTGATTCTATCTAAAGCTGATGCCTTATCTTGCAATGTCTTCTGTCCGAATGCTACAATACCTTGTCCAGGGAATGCTGCGATTGGGTTTACTTTGTTCTCATATAGAGTATCTCTTTCAGAGTGTGTAAGTCTATTTAATACACTTACTGCTCCTACGATACCACCTCTATTCAAACCAGCAGGTGCGAACCATTCTGCTGCTAATCTATCGTTAGCTGCGAAAACAGCGGGCATTAATACTGATGGTGGAACACTCATTAATTTGTTTGTGTTTGTATCTATTGTCTTAACCCAAGGATAATAAGTTGCTACATAGTTAGAATCAACCGAGTTTGCTTGCTCCGTTGCTTCAGTTATTGTATCAGCGTAATCGTTGAAATCAGCGATATAGAATGCATCTTGTCTACTTTCAACCATATCAATTGCTTTAGTTACAACTGATGGATGTAAACTTCTTATAATACCAGGTGTTACTACCATATTGATATCCCACTCATCAGGGTTAGATACTGCGTTGATTGCTTTATAATATGCTAAAGTACCAGTTGATGTTCCAGATGCGCAATTAAATCCTTGCGTATTTGCATTACCCCAATCAGTATCACCAGCCTTAGCTTTTACTACAGTTGGATTCACACCATCAAAACCTTCTTGGAATGCTAATACAAATTGTCTCTTAACCATATCTTCCGATTTAGAACCAGTCATTATATAAGTCAATTGAGAATCAAATGCGAAAGCCACGTTAGAACCAGTTTGAGCTCCAACAGGAATTGGTTTTAAATATTCTGCATTATCTATCTTAGCATCAATACCTTCAAAATCAAATCCACTAAAGTATATTGGAGATGATGATGTGTTACCAATTGAGTTAGTTTGATATACTACCGGAGGTACTAAAAGTGATTCTGCAGCGTTTGTTGCTGTAATTGGATTTGTATATGCTCCATGTCCAAATGGTGCTGCTGATATTGGGAATGAACCAGGTGCTGATACAACTACTCTTACATATTTTGATCTGTTTGAGTAATCGCCATTTTCAGTTATCTTACCATCTGAATCAATTGTATTATATCTATCACCAATTCTTCTAGCTATATAGTTAGGAGATGCTGCATCTAAGTTTACATTATTAAATGTTTCTACTACAGTCTTTCTCTTATCAGTATCATCATATGAACGAACTGTTACAGTGAAAGTTGAATAATCAGTTGCTCCATCTTCTCCAGCTGCTTTTACATTCGAAATACCAATTTTGTATTTTGTATTATATGTATTACCATGTCCTAAAGTTACAAAGTTAAATAAATCATATCTAACACCACTTATATTTTGAGAAACAACCATTGGCGTTTGTGCTTCGGTTGTATCATATGAAAAATCCTGAGTTGGTAATACTACTCTAGTTATTACAATGTTATTTCCAGCAGAACCAGTATAGTATCCAGCCATATTTTCAAAATACGAATATGCATATGCTGATTTAGCTCCGAATGGAGATTCACCAAATACATCTGCTAAATCATTAGTAGCTGATGGTAAAATTGATGCTGATATGTTTACTCCAGCAGTTAATGTATTGATTACAAAAGAACCATCAATAGAATCATCACTAACAACAGTTGCTCCAGTAAAACCAACTGCCTCATCTCCTGCTTTAGTTGAGTGTAATACTCCAATTAATTTAGTACCTAATTTAGGTGTTGCGGATGAACCAGAAGCAAAGATTGCTAAAGGTGCTACTTGTTGGTAACCACCAACACCACCTACTCTTACTACGGTTACTTGTCCTGCTTCTCTTAAATAGTTTTGTACTGCGTACTCACTATAATAAGTTCCATCAGGAGTACCAAAGGTATCCTCAAACTCTGATTGAGTTCTTATAATTGTTGGAATGAATGCAGGTCCTTGCTTAAAAGGTCCTATAATTGCTGCTCCAATTTCTCCTACTCCTTGTGCTAAGAAGGATAAATCATTTTCTCTTGTGAAAACGCCGGGTGATACGATTCTTTCTGACATTTTGTTTCTTCTATTTGTATTTTAATTGCGTATTAGTAATTACTTACATTAATACTCATATAAATATAAAGAAAATGTCCAAAACACAAATTTATTATTAAATCTGCACTTTGGACATTTATAATTTTGTTTTAATCAATTAATAACCCGGAACAGAACCAGAAGGTGTTGGGTATGTATTACTTCCAGATGTTGGAGACCAAGGTAAATCAGCTGTACCAACTTCGATTCTAGCGTATTTCTTATTATCTATTTCTTTTTGAATTTGTCCGTTTATATGATTCATATAATTACTTCCAGTAGAACCACTTACATGGTTTTTAATCCAACCTAATACTAAATCTTCAGTAAGGTCCTGATAATCAACAAATCCATCCCCATTTAAATCTTGAGGTGTAAATGGCGTTGCACCATTAAAAATTCCAAAATTACCATCTTCATCAGTACCAGTTAGTTTCCAATTAGTACCAACAACTATATTTTCAAAATTTTCAGAATTTTGTTTTTTCAATGCGGTTAGTTCCCACGTATATGTTAATCCCATAATAAATTATTTGTGTTTATATTATATAAATATAAGTATTTTTACTTTTTATTTTTAAACTTCCAATGAACCACTATAATAATCAGTAGTTAATAAATGTCTATATGCTTGTGCCATATGGTCTAATTCAGATGGTACTTCTAAAAAAAATACGCACTTATGGTCCATACCAGCAGTTCCAACCGTAACACCATGTTTATTATCGGATGGATTTTTTCCAATAAATCCAATTGGAATAGAATCATTATCTCTTGCTTCTCTATCTTTCCAAATAGTTACTGCTACTTCTGCCGTATATCCCGCTTTCCAATAAACTTCACTACCTACACTTCTATCCATTGGTGTCAACCCATCTGGTCTAGAATTATCAACAGGTTGTTTGAAATCTGCAATTCTTTTTTCAACTTTTACATTTGTAACTACGTGGTATGCGTTTGGTGCAACCAATCCAGTTCCAGGTAATTCATAATCTTTAATTAGTGCCATATTATTATCCTTTATTATTAAGTATTAAATTATTTAAAATTTCTTTTAATTCTTTAATTTCTTCTGATTGTTTTTTTACAATTTCGTTTTGTTCTTTGAATGCTTCAATAAATAAACCTGCAAAATTACCATATGCCACCGCATATTCATCTAAATCTTCTGTGTATGATACAACTTCAGGAACAACTTCATTTACTTCTTGTGCAATTACTCCCAACTGTCTTTTATCAGCTCCACCATCAGGAATAGTATCACTTTCATTATAAATTTTAGTATAGTAAATACCTCTTAATTGTAAAACTTTATCCAAAGCGTTATCAACTGTAACAATATCCTTTTTCTTTCTTATATCCGAATATGCTACGATGTTGCCTGTTGCGTAAACCCCACCATTACAATATATTGCATATCCACCAGCTGTTGATGATGTTCCAATACCAGTACAGTTATTTCCGTGTGAATGATAGAACATCCACCTTCCATCGTCTTGGAAGTAGATACCACCATTACCACTTTCAAACATTAAGTGAGGTGCGTAAGATGATTCAATTCTATGACCATACCAACCATTTCTATTACCTTCCATTCTCCACGAACCATAAGTAACGTTGTTTGGATACCAGTGTGCTCCGTTCTCACCAGCATAAAATCCAGTATAGTTAGCTGTGTACATCCACTTATACTTAAATGAATAGTTAGATGAACCTGCTAATTGAATACACAAGTCACTCATATCGTAATCAGAATAAACTCTAGTTCCTTCATAAGAACCAGCGTTTGCTCCCAATTTAATACCAGTATGATATCCAATTCTTAAATCCGGATAAGGATAACCCCATCCACCACCTTCTTGGTATATAGAATATCCGTGTGTACCTTGTCCAGAGTTACCACCAACACCAGTAAAATCTAAACGAGCTATTCTACAATAGTTATTGAATTCACCAGAACTCATTTGAGAATATCCAGTAGGGTCAGTATAATATCCTGTGTTATCTCTATCATAGAATATTGGTGCTCTCATCGAACCTCTAGCATGCCAGTTGTGTCCAGTATCATACCAAACAGATGCGGGATATGACCAGTTAATACCTACTCCATAGTGAGGGTTATCTGCATTATCGAACCAACCAAATGATAATTCATCAGGGTTTTGGTTTGCAACTCCCATTACAAATCTTCTATATCCACCTGCTGTTTTGAATCCAGTCAATGATAAACATGCACCATGTGTACCATTACCACTATTTGCATATGCTGAAACTCCTAAGTGTGGATAATATGGTGCGTTTACCTGAACACTATATCTATTATCATCTGCAAGTACCATTGTAACACCATTCGTAGATAATGTATATGGTCCAAACATTGCCGAATATCCACTTGATGCTGCCGTTACTCTTAATATTGCAAGATTTGATATACTATCAGGATTTAAAAAATATCCAGTATTATTAGAATCATAGAATATTGGTGCTCTAAAACTTTCAGTATTTTCCGCATATCTCTCAATCACATATCTAGTAAACCAAGAACCACCACCACCAGGAGTTTCTCTCAAGTAAACAGTAGTACCTTGAGGTTTCCACCACTCACAAGAACCAGAACCCCATTGGTGAATACGGAACATTGCCGGCTCCGTAGAGAAGTTACCAGAAGTTGATACCTCCAATGAACGGAACGAACCATACGGTTTACCCCAACCATATCCATAAGGGTCATGTGCCCACCAGCCAGAGTTATCTCCGTATTGTCTATTGGTATCTGCTCTCATTTTGTTTGCACCAAATATATTGTAGTATGATGTTCCGGCTTGGTCACTATAATATCCTGTATTATTACTATCATAAAACAATGGTGCTCTTAATGAATCTGCTGCTTCAAAGTATCCTTCTGAATATGTGTATCCAGAATATAATAACATTCTAGTTCCACCATTTCTAAGTAATCTAAGATTATGATTTGTAAAACTACCAACTGCTGATAAACCACCAACGTGAGAGTATATACCAGTTTGAATTCCTTCATTTCTAGCATACACTCTTAAAATTGAGTGGGGTGCATTTGAAATGTGGATTTGAGAACCCCATCCCCCCTCATCTACCCAATCACTACCAGAATCACCAACATATAAGTTTCTTAATCTTGATGATGAATTTAAATCTAAACGGAATGTTGAATCTGCCGAATCATAAAATACCGGAGCTCTCATAGATGTAGTAGACCATGCCGTACCACCTTGGTCCCAATACCAAAACGTTGCAGATGATACATTTCTAAGTTCAAGTTGGTCAGATGGATTTTTTAATATATTAAATCTACCAGCTCCAGCTTCACCACTAGCACCAAAAGTAATTACAGAGTAATTATTTTGAGCATCTACCAATCTAATGTTTTCATTGTAATTACCGGCAGTCCATCCACCAATTCTAGCCATACCAAAAATACGCAATGCAGTTCCATTAGTAGCTGGGTCTAATAAATACCCAGTATCATCTCTATCGTAGAATACTGGTGCTCTAGCACTTGTTCTAAATTCTACATATGAACCATCTTGGGTTGGATAGTTTCTTTGTGACCAATCCCAACTACTTCCATTAACAGCACCTCTACCACCATACAAATACCATGCCCCATCGGTAGCTATGTGTTGTAACATATATCCTAAGTTACCATTAGTTGATGTTTGATATATAGAAGCGTAAGTACCAGTAATAACAAGTTGTGCATGAGATGAACCAAATGGATTACTACCCCAATTTCCATTAACATTAAGGTATTGTAAATTAGTACCATCAAGTCCATCAAAATAGTATCCAGTATTAGATATATCATAATATCTTGGTGCCAAAACACCATAGTCTGCTCTTAGATAATTATCACTCTTACCAAATGAACCAATTTCAGTTCCTGCAAATGGTGAGTTATTAAAGAATCTAGTTCCACCATATCCAGATGCTGCTCCAATATCAACACCAGTATGCCATGCTAATTGTAAGTGATTACCAGAATAATATCCATTACTATAATTTCTAGGATGAATCATATAATAAGGTTGGCTATCCGTTCTCTGTCCCCAAGTAATACCACTATCAACAGATGCTTGCGATGGGTCAGTTGTAGAGTTTGATAAATTTATATGTCTTGTTGTACCAGCACCACTACCTGCTCTATATAAAAATGTACCACCAGTATCATAACGATAATCAGAGAATATATTAGATACCGTAACTCTATTACTTACAGTCATTATACCATCATAATCCACTCTTACTCTAACTTGAGGTAAATCAGTACCAGTTCCAGATGTACCAGTTCCAGATTTAATTCCTATAATAAAATCAGAACGTTCTGAACCAGGTGTATCTCTATATTGTGCTCCAAGCCAAATATGTGGTGCAACATCATATGAAGTACCTCCACTATAATTTAATAAACCATTTATTGCAATACCAGCGTAATAACCAGTACCACTTCTAGTAGAATAAGGTCCTAAATGTAAGTTATATGTATTTCCGTTAATTTCACTTTCACCATTTGTATAAGATGAAACCCTTAATCTACCACCAGCATTATTTGAAGCTTGTACTTGACCTGTACTAATATTTAATCTATTTATACGAGATTGTCCATCTCCATCAAAAAGATATGTTCCATCATTTCTATCAATAAATCTATTAGCGTAAAAATCACCCAATGCCTCAGACCCAGCTGCTATTGCTGTATCTAATTCTTCGATTTTAAATCCTGCTATTTCAGCTTGTCCACTGTATCCACTATATAGATAATTGTGTAACCAACCCAATTGCATAAATTTTGCATATCCATACCAAGTATATCCAGCACCAGAACCAGCTGGTCCGATTGTCATTGTATATTGAGTCCAAGAAGCAGGTGGAACTCCATTCCAATAGTAAGGTTGTCCCCATCCACCATTATCAGGTTGTCCGTAGTTATAAGTTGCTTGTGTAAATGATAAATAACAATATGGATTACCAGATGTTGCTCTAATCCAAGCTGATACTTTATAAGTTTTAGTTGGGTCAATTGCTACCCATCCAGATTGTCTATGCCCACTCCACGCACTACTACCAGCAAATGCAACATCACCAATAGGTGCATCACTTAATCCACTTCTATATGTTGTATCGGGCCAAATAAATCCACCATCTGCTCCACTCCAGTTTCTAGTAAAATATTTACCATCCGGAACAAACATACCAAATAATGTTGAACCATTATTAGTTCTAGTTGAAATATTACCTCCAGTTTTTAAAACAGATAATATTGATGTACCATTAGGGTCTAAATAATATGCGTTATCACTATAATCGTAATATCTTTGTGCGTACATATAGCGATATGCTGTCATATCACCATTTGCCATATCCATTCTCAGCATTACAGTATTCGTACCACCACCAACATTATTTTCAATACCAGAAGTTTGTGCTCTAGTAAAATCAATTGTGTTTATTGGATTATTATGCCAAATACCCCAAGGTGTAGATTCTTCTTTGTAAATCCAAGGAGATGTTTCCCCACCACCTGATGGATTTACTGACCTTAAAAATACAGGATATGTAGTTGAATTAACAGCCTGCATTCTAATACCTTCGGCTGCACTATTACCATTCATAGTAATATTTGTGCCGTTATTATTAAGAGTTAATGAATATAAATTAGATGTACCACTATTAATATAATATGTTGTACCACCCACATAAATTGTACCATC